AGGTGGATTACCAAATGTAATCGAAGTTAAAACAAGATTAACTCACGATGAAAGAGACACATTATACGAAAATAGAATTAACCCAATCGCAACATTTCCTGGCCAAGGGGCAACTGTATTTGGACAAAAAACACTCCAAGCAAAACCAAGTGCACTTGACAGAATTAATGTACGAAGATTGTTAATAGCATTGAAGAAGTTCATCGCATCATCTTCAAGATATCTAATTTTCGAGAACAATACGGCAGCAACAAGAAACAGATTCTTAAGTATAGTTAATCCTTACTTAGAGTCAGTACAACAAAGACAAGGTCTTTACGCATTCCGTGTGATTATGGATGAATCAAACAACACGCCTGACGTGATTGACAGAAACATCTTAAAAGGAGAAATTTTTATACAACCAGCGAAAACTGCAGAGTTTATAGTACTTGATTTCAATGTACTACCAACAGGTGCAGCGTTCCCTGAATAAAAA